TTTGCGGGTTTCCTCGCTTAAGCTAGGGTTATCGTCCATAGTAAAGTGAAGATGCAAGGCATTGTGGGCTTGTGGTTTCAAGATCCATTCTTTTCTGAACCAGTGCTCGGGGCCTTCTGGGTTACAGTTAAACCAGAGTTTGGAACCAGTCACAGAACAACGAGCCAACGCCTGCTCTACAAAAGAGCGGGGCATCAATGCTACTTCGTCCAGCAGCACACCAGCCAGTGTAATGCCTTGAATCAGCATATAAGAGGATTCGTCTTTGCCACCAAACAAATAAAATCGGTTTTCCTTTTTTCCGCGCCTAGCCACAATCACATGGCCGGCCCGATTATATTTGGCGTCGAAATTTTGATTCAAATAAGAAATAGACAAAAGCGGCATCACAATGTTACGCTCTACCGCTCCAACAGATTTCCCACAAAAAGCAAACGAGCAGCCGTTGAAGTTCCCCATGGCCCAGAGAAAAAAGCTCAACGACATAATAGAGGTCTTTCCCGAGCGAACAGCCCCGTCACATATCAGCGCATCATAACCAGAATAAGGAAACTTGAGAATTTGCCTTTGTTTATCAGAGAAGCCCATTCTCCTTTTCCTCCTTCAATGCTTTTGTGATAGGATCATCTTCCACAGCCTCTTTTGTTTCCACGCTGTTTTTGGCCACATCTGCTCGGAGTTTTTCCACAACGTGCCTTGTTCCGGTAAACTTATCAATCACAATTCCCAGCATGGTTGCTATCTGCATTGGGCTTGTTTTAGTCAGCTTCTGTTGATCATTAAGCACATCCAAAGCCTTATCAATGATTTCGTTTACCGTGTCTTTTTTGGAGTCCATGTGGGCCAATATGTCGTTGGTGTTGGCTTCTTTTTTCTGTTTAGCGATTTTTAGCGTTTGGTTGTCATACTCTACAGCTCGCTTTACTGTTGTAACGGCAACACCATATTTTTTAGCAACTGCCGAATAGCTTCCAAGCTCTATATAGTCAGAAACCATTCGCTTTCTTTGTTTATCAGTCAGGCGGGGCATGGCCTCCACCTCGCTTTTCTGACGGGAACTCTTCTTCACATTTCTTCTTTAACTTTTCCAGCGCGAGTTTTTGCTCCTTTGTTTTATGGACAATCCTTGATAAAAGCTCGATTTCGTGTCGCAACATAGCCTCTGCTGTAACCTTAAATTGACACACCGGCATTCTACAAGAATGAACGCCAGTATCTTTGTATCTGTCATAGATACATGAAGTAGGATAAGGGCAAAACACGAAATCACCACCTAAAAAGGAATACGCCCCGTGGCATAACCTCGGAGCGTAAGGAAAAAAATGAAAAGGAGCAAATACCAAATGAACTTGTATTTGGAGCCAGATAGAGGGAGTAACCCCCACGCACAAACTGGGCTAGAGAATGTACGGCCGTCTGCATCTGGCATATATAGCCCCAGCCATGACAGCCAGGGCCTCAATGGAGGGTGTCAAGGGCAATGCCCAGCGAGAAAGAAGGTTGAAAAGGATGGAAAAACCTTGTTTCCTATTCTCTATAATATCAGGCAAAATCGGCCAAACAGGCGGAATCGGCCAATTTCAAAAATATTTTTTGCATACTGAGCGATAAATGTGCCTGACTCGCTCCTCAGAGTACCGATACCCCATTTTTGCAGCTACGATCCTCCAGGGATAGCCTTTTTTGATACGGTAGTATAACACTCGGCGTTCTTTTGAGTTGTCCAGAGAGTCTATAAAGGTCTCTATTTGCGATTTAAGCTGTCCAAGCTCTCCCAAGCGCTTGGCTTTTGCTTCTTCTGGACCAGTAATTGTCACAGTATGTAAGCTATAGGGAAACTCCGTAGAACTTGCTCTTACAACGTCTGTTATTTTGTCCTGTTTGAGTTCCGCGATTTCTTCGCAGATGTCAAGGTATTGTTCAAGTTGTTCCTTTGTCACGCTCCAACCTCCTTCTGTGCCACGCCATGTGGCCTCTCAGGTCTGAGATAATCTGCTCCAACTCCAGGATTTTGGCGTTGGTGTCGGCGGACTTGTGTACCCGCAAGGACGCGATCCGCCTTTCCAGGCCTGCGATGTTCTCCTCAATTTTCCGGATTTGAAATTCTTCACATGTCATTATTTACCAAACCTTTCCGCCAATGAATAATACTGGCAGCTTTCTCCTCTTAAATCTGGGGTGAGGGTGGTATATTCGCATTTGTCTTTGTACGGGCATTCACTGCATATCTTGTTCATTGCTTTCCTCCTTTGGCGCTTTTGGCAAAGGCATCCAGTGGGTGACATGAGCGTTGCATACCCTGTTCCAATCTCCTGTAATATCGCAGAAACAATCTAGGACGCTCAATGTGGTTCCTGCATATCCGTCTGTGGTTCCTGCATTTGAACTTGCGCCGTTCTTATCCATGCACCCGCCATGCCAGTAGTTTACGTTTGTGCAAACAAGATAGTGCCCTGGCTTGTCCGGCAACCTCTCCTCCACAGGAATCCACCGCATTTGCTGGACTTCCTCGGGAGTGAGGCCGGTGTCTTCGTAGGCGGCGAGGCGGTCAAACGCTAGTGCAATAGGACATCCCTTACAACCGTTTTCTTCTTGTTCTTCACAAACCTGGCGGCACTCCCGATTGTCTGCTCCTTTCACCTGCCAGCAATGGTTTCCTCCAATCGCAAAATCATAAGTCAACCGTTCCATGCTCATTCCTCCTTTTTCCCTGCCCACAATGGGCAATTAAACCTCGTTGTTTCTCCAGGTTTTGGCCTGTATTCGCAACTCTTTTTTTGACAGGTGTTGCAATCGTCTTTAGTGGCAATGTCTTCATAGAACACTCTATATACCTCTAATTGGTTCTCTAACGAATCTACCTTTTTAGTCAAAAATTTGACCGCAATAATGGCTTTCGACATCCACTTAACAACTTTCCAAACCGTTGGGTTCTCATCGTTTTCCATGCTTGCTATAAACTTTTTATAATCCATTGTTACCTCCCTAAACTTTCAAATTTGATAGAAAAGATTTAAAGTGCAGTTTTATCTGCTGGCTGCTGAAGCCATTTCAAATTAACTTCCCTTGCCGCTATTCTGGAAATCCACAATTTACCAACAGGCGCTGAAAGATACATTCTGCAAGTTTCCAGTCCATCTATTTGAACAACCAGTTGATCCGCAAGCTCCAAATCGTTCATGGCCCGTATCTGGTCAGCGTTTGTTATGATTTCTGGGTCTGTATCTATCCCATAAGACCTACGTAACGCCGCACACGCTGATCCTCGGTGTGTCACGGTACATTTATCAAAAGCTGGACATTTTTTACATCCTTTCACTTTTCTCATCTCCCTCAGGCGGGCGGCGAACCTCAAACCTGCCAATAGGACAATAACAGAATTTCCCCCATTCATCCAGCACAAGAAGCGTCCCATCCTCATCGATTGCAAAGCCTTCCATCTCGCAATACATCAAATCCCTCGCCCAATCTTCTTTTAGGGCTATATCCCATAAGTCGGGATACTCCCTCGTTTTTGTGTCTATAACGTCAAAACCTCTGGTCAGCGGCTCGTTCGGCTGGGTGAGGGTGGGCTGGCGCTCAATCAGGAGCCTTATTCCATCATACGTCCATCCAGGCCACACTTGTCCGTGGCTTAGTGCTGTCAGTTCCCGCAAAAGCCTATCAGCATCAATCATCCTTGCCATCTTTCAGCGCCTCCTCAAATTGGCTTAATGCCTTTTTTAGCCACTTGACCCGGCATTTTGGGCAAAGCTCTCTATATGTACCGCCGTAATCCACAACAACATTTAGTCCTACGTGGACGTGGATAAAACAATCCGTGTTTACAGGAAAATGAGCACTGTTATAACTGCGGATATCAAAATATTGCTCGTCAACTCCTGTCTTTATATACTCGTTTGGCAAAGGTGCGCCACAATCATCGCACACAAAACTTGTTTCAACCTTTTTCATCCCGCAGCGCCTCCAATCTCTCCATCACCATGTCCACGGCCTTGTCTGTCATGGGAGCGCCGCAGTGAGGACAAAAGTTTGGCATCCAGTCTGCCCATATGTCGGCATCCAACCCGTCAAATTTGTCTTTACCACAAATCGGGCAAATTGGGTTTCCTGGTTCCCACTCTCCCCTCCACACCTTCTCCACCTGCTCCCTGGTGATGGGGCGGAGGGCGGAAAGTCCGGCTTTTAACATCTCGTAAAGTTCCTTTTCGTCCTCACCCATAAAAGGAGCAATAAGCTCTCCTCCTTCAACCGCCATCTCATATTGTTTTATAATTTCTTCCTTCGTCATGCTCAATCGTCCTCCTTTACAAACGCCGTATAATCCGCCCATTTAACAATGTCCATTTTTGTCTGTGGGTACGCATCCAGTACCCATATGCCGTCCCGGTACAAACAGGGATACATAGAGTTGGTATCGTTCTTTTTCCCATAGTACAGCCCCGGCGTCTTGGGTGGGTCTGTCTTAGCGTCGTGCCATAGTTTCTCTTCCCATATCTGGTGGCGGAGGGCTTCTATTTTTACCTTTTCCAGCTCAATGGCCCTTTGCCGCTGCCGTTTGCCGCAGTGGTGGGACGGGGCTTTTTCCAGGTGCTCCAACCTGTCCTTACAGCTTTTGAGTGCCGCTTCCCTGGTGGTTTTCATGGCTTAGCCTCCATTCCCTTAATTCCTGTTTGAATTTTTCTCCTGTTTTTTCGTTGCCATTTAGCCATTTTAGCAGATCTTTCCGGCATTCTGAGCACAAATCAGCTTCGATACCAATCCCCAAGTATACAACCGGAAATGACACATTCTGAAGCGGTGAATATTCCCACATTTTCCCGCAACGTTCGCATTTACACATCTTCATGGCTTAGCCTCCTTCGCTTTTTTTAAATCTGGTATGCGGAACCCCCCAAAAATATCGGTGACATACTGCTCCATCACCGGACATACATATCCGTTCCGCACCCGCTTAATCACCATTGGGTACCACTCTGAGAACGGGTTTCGCCTTGCAAGGCAGACTGCGTACTCGCCTGGCTTTAGATTTAGTTCTTCGATGGATAACAGCTCACGATTCACGATTGATTCCCTCCCAGTCGATTTTTTGCCCACATCTATCGCAAAAGTTCTTCTTCTCCTGTGTGTGCTTTCTGCCGAAAACGTCAACCGTTCTACCCACAAACCAGCCACACGCCGGGCAACAGTATTCCCCCCAGTGATGTGTTTCTGTCCTTGCCGTACCGTCTGCATAGTCCGAGTGTACAACGCTCTTTCCCTCTTTCCATACGGGCTTTTCCGATTTTTCCCCGTCAGAGCGGGAACATGTGTTCATGTTGTCCACTGATTCGCAAATATTGTTAATGACATCAATCTTCCCTGCCGCTATGTTCCATTCCGGCGCACTCACAGGGGCTTCCACGCCCTCCCACGCCTTTTCACGTTCCAAGTCAAAAATATCCCACAGCTTGTCCACGCTGATTACATCGCCACGATTAGCCATGATACCCAAGCACCGCATATTCCATATTCGACCTCTTGAACCCGCAATTCTGGTCTTCCTCCGCTTGGACAGAACGGACACGGCAGCAGCACCCCCGCCTCCGTCAGCCGCTTCGCCGCCTCTTGATCTCCTAACATGGCGCGTTTGATCTCATCCATTGGTTTGCTCCTTTCTTTTCTCCAAAATCATGGCGTTCCACGCCACTATCACAGCATTGTGGCTCTTCTTTGCCCAGGGGCCTTGCAGTCCGCAGTGCTTGCAGTACACCATCCAGCCTTCCGGCCCGTTACACCACTGATGGACGTTGTGGCCGCACAGGCACCGCTCGAACCGTGGCGTTTTCGCCTTGATAAGCTTGTACCCCTGGCGCTTGGCCTCGGCCTTGAGTTCTTCCAAGGTCATGTGGCCTGGTTCCAGTAGCGCCGCCAGCTTGTCGCAAAAGTCGCAGTCTAGCGGCGTTTCGCAGGTCTTGCAAAAGGTAAATGAGTGGCCCATTCAGCACACCTTCCCCCCATGCTTGTAAGGCCGGGTTTTGTTGTACTCCATCTTGGCCCGAAGGATGGCGTCCGCGTCCAGGCCCTCTTTGCCGAACCAGTCCAACACCCGGATCAGACAATCCGCCATTTCCACTGCGATCCCCTCGGGCTTGGCTTTTCCAGCCTGGAATCCACATACGTTGCAGCAGGCGTCCTCACTGGTGCCCCTGCTTCGCAAAATCTCGCAGTCGGGGTTGACACAGTACACCATAGGCCGGCCGTTCCGATACTCCTCCAAAGCCTCGGAAAGCTCTGAATGGCACAGGGCCACGATTTCCGGGAAAGTCCTATTGTCGTCCCACCACCCGTGGGCCTTGGCGTTCTCGTGGATCTCTTTTGCCAGTTCGTTTAACATTTTTCTTCACTCCTTATCTCCTGCAGGGATTCCTCCCTCACCGCGTTTCTCCTTCCAAGGCGCTTGGCAAGGCATACCCTCTCGTAGACGCTGGAAATTTTGATCCCCAGCTGATCCGCGATTTCCCGGGCGGTCCCAAAGGCCCGCACATTCCCCTTTCGGTCGTAGAAGGTGTATTGAGTGGTTCCGCGTCTTCTTGCGCTGGGGATCCCGGATTTCTTCTTCCAATAGCGTATGCCTGATTCACAAAAGCCCAGCTTGTCCCCGATGCTTTTGGCGCTCCATCCACGCCGGGAAAGCTCCTTAATGGCTTCCAGCTGCTTTGTGGTCATGGGGTTCCCCTCCTTCAAATCCCAGGATTTGTGCCGGATCCACCTTTAAAGCCTCACATATCACAGCCAATCTCCCAGCCGTTGGAACAACCCCATCTTGCATATAAGTTCGAATTGTACTTTCAGGTATCCCTGTTTTCCATGACAAGGATTTTGGAGTGTGGCCTTTTGCGTGAATGGCTTTTATAAGATTAATTCGGATTTTATCCTCTGCTTGCTCGACTGTGAGTTTAATTTGTTCCAGCCTCCCACTCTCTATAAATTTTCAATGTGTGTTTATTTTCGTCCACAAGCGTTTCTGAGCGCTTTTACGTCTGTTAGGGTAATTTTACTGCCAAGCTACAAAAACCGCTCTACCACGCTCTACGCAGCCTTTGCACACCATTCACGCTTCAACCTCTTTAACTTCGCTCAACAAAACGGTGTATTCGGCGTTTGCTTTGAGGTCATGGAGGATTGCCAGGTGCTGCGGCGTGCCTTTTATAAAGCCAAAGCGATAATCAACTGGTACGAACCGGTTTCCATGGTAGTCCACCAATTCCTCCGGGTTCCACTTGGTTTGCCACCAGGTTCCAGAGTAATGTGACTTAAAGCTTGCCCTCTGACACATTTCGAGATATTTTTTGCGTTCCATGAAATCACCTCAAAATGGCAAGTCTCCAAAATCGTCAAATTCTTTGGCAGGAGTTTCCCAGGAGTATTTCACGTTTGGCCCGCCCTGTGGAGAATAAATCCGTTTTGATACTGGGTCGTAGGCTACAGAAATTGCGTTCTCTTTGAGAGCCAATCTACCAGTCATACGGTTTTTCATGATGAAAATTTTTCCGCCTGGATTGTCTTCTTCTGAGTTTCTGGTGTAGCTGATTACAAGGTCTGCTAAATTTGTTATATCTGAAGATCCAGAAACCATATCATTGTCAGAAACTTCCCCTTGTGTCTTTCGAGGATGAGCCACCAAAAGAATCACCACATTGTATTTCTTAGCGATCTTTTTAAGGTTGCGCACAAATTGGCTTTGCTGGACGTTCTGACTTTCTGGGCTTGATATGTAAATAGCAGTCATTAGGTTATCAATGCAAATTAAGTTTATCCCATAGCGTTGAATGGACCTTTCAATGGTGTCCAGCAAACTTTCATATTCGTCTCCGCTGTCAATAGCATCATTGTCATACAAAAAAGCCTGGTCATAGTACCATTGGTTGATCTTCTTTACCACTTCATCAGAGAGACTGTATTTCGGGTCCGAAAACTGGTTATAGGTGGTTGTTATGTTATGCGGTCCGGCGATTTGTAAATCAAGCCAGCGTTTGAAGTGATAGTCTGGTAGCTCCCCGGAGTAGGCCAAAACTTTTTTTTGCTGGTTTAAGGCTTCGGCAATCACGGTCCCCATAAAAGTGCTTTTGCCTTCACCGCGTTTACCAGTAAGCAGCACCACTTGTCCGTAATAAAGCCCCTCGATTATCCGGTCAAGGTTTGTAATGCCGGTTCTGATTTTTTCCAGAGTGTTTAAATCCACGCTTTCCACATCAGCCAGCCGCTTAACGTGGTTCACCGGCAAAACCTCAGCATTGAAAACCGCATCTCTTATGGCCTCGGGTCCATATTTCTGTAAAATGGCGTTTGCGTCCTTTTCCCCCAGATAATCTTCTTTGCGCACCACTCGAATCTTGCATTGTAACCGGCGGCTTAGTTCGTCCACCAACGTGATCTTACCGTTTTCAAAATCTCCAAAGACAATAACCTCGGGAAACCTTGAAATCCAATCCCAGCAATTTGAAAGCCAAGTAAAGCCTTTCGCCCCCGTGGGGACGCTCACGGCATTAGGGATTCCAGCTTCAGTCACACTCAAAGAATCAATT